ATGTTTATTTTCTATACTGTCAATCCCGAACACGTATATTTCCCTAAAGAATACATCATGAAAGTGTTCAAGGATAAAGGCTACGAATCCCAATGCATCACAACAGTTTCTTTTTATATCTGCAATCCGACTTTGAAACAAAAGACTGAAAACGAAGCGTATGAATACGGCATATTGTTTGTTAAAGAACTGATGGATAAGGAATGCAACCGTGAAAGCCTTGGAAGATAAAGCCTTGGCGGTAGCCGCGAACATGCCGGACGCGTTAGCGGACGGCGGGGCTGCGGCAACCGCCGAAGGCTGCCCCCCTAGGCTAATAGGGGGGGGAGCAAAATAAAACCCCAAATCCGAAGGGTGCGGAAAAAACAGAGAACCAAGAATTTCAATTCGAGTATTTCAGTCATTTTGTATCGAACGGCAAAGGCAGATTTATAGAAATACCGTTAAGGCGTGGCAGGGATGACGGAGCGTTCATAGACCAAATCACTTTCACGATACATGAAAATTCCATGACGAAAGTAACCGGAAAGGGCTTGGTATCAGATACGGAATTCGTTGTCCAGTATAGCGAGCTGCTTGAAGAAATCTTGGGATTCGGCATTACCCAAAAATTGCCGTTTAAAGGAAAGTTTTTCTATCAAAGCTGTTATCAACTCGGGCCCGATAACGTCGAATACGGAAAGGTTCATTACGGCGGCCAACGTGAAACGATTTTGGTTGAATTGAACGGTACAGGCTGCATGGCTGCTTTACCCGGTTGGGAAAACCGATTGTATGAATTTTTAAGTAAATGCGTCCGACCCAAAATAACCCGTATCGATGTCGCCCATGATTTTTTCAACGGAGAGTACACACCCGATCAGGCAATGTTAGACCACGATAACGGACATTACGACGTACACAATATGCGCCCAAAAAGCGAATGTCGCGGCACGGCATGGCGCAATGAAGACGGCAGTGGAAAAACCTTTTACATCGGCAAGCGTGGAAATTCAAAATTTACCCGTGTTTACGAGAAAGGCAGGCAGTTTGGAGATGTTGATAGCCCTTGGGTCAGGTTTGAAACAGAATTCAGGGCGGGGGATATAGAAATACCCTTGGATATCCTACTTTATTCGGGGTCGTATCTAGGCGGCGCATATCCGATTTGTAAGGCGATATTCAAGACAGAAGCCAAGCGCATGGAAGTAAAAGTTAAAACCGTTAATCTGATATTCGACGATAAGCTTTTTCATGCAAGGAATCAAGTCGGCAAGATGGTTAATTTCCTCCGCGATATAGGGTGGGACGATAGCAGGATAGTTGATGAGCTGGTGAAAGGAGTTGAAGGTTATCCAAAAGGTTTACAGCCTGAGCAATACGATTGCAAAAACCAAACGCAGAAATTCCAGTATATCCATGAAGAACAGAAAGCCATTAACGCATTGAACATTGAAACACTGTTTGATGATTTGATTGAAGAGAGAGAGTACGCATTTCCTCAAGACAGGGAAAGGCAACACATCAAGGATATTGAGTACGAGGAACGTCAAATATCCGATTTTTTAAACAACTGAAGGAAATTGAAAAATGTTTGAAACAAGCCAAGTAACCACATATCCGGTCACTTTGTTGGGCGCAAAACAATTCAAAGGCGAAATCGACGGTAACAAAATCGATTCATGCACCGTCTTGGTAGCCAGCCCCATGCCGTCAAACGGCAATGCCGTGGGCTTTACCGCGGCAAGCATGAAGTTTGGCGATAGCCATAATTTTGAGAAATTGAAAAACCTTAAATTCCCCTGTGCGGTTGATGTAACTGTTGCCATGGAATCAACAGGTAAAGGCTTAGTGCCGAAATTGTTGGATTTCCAAGTAAAGGGCGCAGCATCTAAAGCCTAAGAAAGGCTGAATCATGAGCAAATATCAACAGAAATTTATTGTGCAGGAATTGGGAAATCACGAATTCATCTATCCCGATCCGTTTGGCGATATTGGATTTACGCCTAACATCAAATCAGCCGGCAAGTATGAAAGCTATGAAGACGCATTCAGCTCAGCATTGGATGAGATAGGCGGGGAATTTGTAATTTTTGGATTCTATGAAAAAGAAGACTAAGTTTAAGAGGCTCGGCGGGCGGCTTCTAAAACCTTCACAAAGCCCGCAAAACCATTTTTTTATTAAAATTTCGTAAAGGAAACATCATGAAAATCATGAATACTTGCCGTAAATACGGCGCAAAACTGGCTGTTGTAACAGCTGCTCCCCTGGCTTTGGCAGCACAGGCAAATGCAACGTTGCCCGATACGGCAAAAAACGCTTTGGAAGCCGCAAAAGCCGACGGTATGGAAGCCGGTTGGATTGTAGTGGGCGTTTTCGCCGCGCTTTTTGTATTTTCCATCGTTAAGAGAGTGATGAAGTAAGACGGTATGTACTACCAAGTCGGAAATAAATGTCTTGAGAAGCACCAGGCTGAAAACCTTTATTTCAGCTTGGTAGTACCAAGAATCAAAGAAAACGGACAGATAATCAGGCCGGAATATAACGGCAGCCTGTGGAAAATGTCGGACGGTCAGCCGCTAAGCCTATCCTTGGCGGAATGCAGTCCGGAAGACAATTTGAAAAGCGGTTTTGAAACAGGCTGGATAGTATTCGGCGTGATGGCGTCCGTTTACTTTGTTTCCCTGCTGAAAAAGGTCTTGAAATGATGGATTTTTATTTCTATCTCGGCATTGCAGTCCCCGTATTGATCGGGGCGGTTCTGTTTAAGGATTGAGCGCATGAAGTTATGGTGTCAAAATCAGGCTTTCAAAACAATCATTGAAAGGCAGAACTATGAACAAGCCGTTTATCACGCAAGCGCAGTTGGCACTTTATAAATATCAGGCGGGGAGTAAGTATTTTGGGCAATCGATGGCATTAATTGCTCAGAAAGAATTTGAAGAATTTGTTAATAACGTAAAAGAGTACGATATTTTAGAGAGCTTCTCTTATTTCTTAAATAAGAGAGTCGCACATAATATTTGGAAGATTTATTTTTCTGATGAATCTGTTATTTTTATAAGAAAATCAGAAGAGAACGGAAAAACTGTTCATGAATTCGTTTATCAAGAGTACACCGATAGTTCTGATTTTAATTCTATGTTCGAGTAATTCTTATTCTGAACCTGTAAGATTAGAAAAATCACAAATTAAATTTCAATCAAGTAATAATTTAAAATCAAGTGGTTTTAAATTAGATTCAAGTTCTAAGAGTTTTGCCAAATTCACAGAAGCGGCAAATGTCGAACATATCCCCACGAGCGCAAAAGCCCGAATCAACGCCAAAATAACCGCCAGCGTTTCCCGCGCCGGCGTATTGGCGGGGGTCGGCAAACTTGTCCGCCAAGGCGCGAAATTCAGCACAAGGGCAGTTCCCTATGTCGGAACCGCACTTTTAGCCCATGACATCTACGAAACCTTCAAAGAAGACATACAGGCACGAGGCTACCAATACGACACCGAAACCGACAAATTTGTAAAAGGCTACGAATATAGTAATTGCCTTTGGTACGAAGACGAAAGACGTATTAATAGAACCTATGGCTGCTACGGCGTTGACAGTTCGATTATGCGCCTTATGTCCGATTACAGCAGATTCCCCGAAGTCAAAGAATTGATGGAAAGCCAAATGTATAGGCTGGCACGTCCGTTTTGGAATTGGCATAAAGAAGAACTGAATAAATTAAGTTCTTTGGATTGGAATAATTTTGTTTTAAATAGTTGCACATTTGATTGGAACGGCGGAGATTGTTCGGTCAATAAAGGTGATGATTACAGAAATGGGGCTAATTTCTCTCTTATCCGCAATCCAAAATACAAAGAAGAAATGGATGCCAAAAAGCTGGAAGAGATTTTAGCCTTAAAAGTCGATGCCAATCCCGACAAATACATAAGGGCAACCGGTTATCCCGGTTATTCCGAAAAAGTAGAAGTCGCACCCGGAACAAAAGTGAATATGGGGCCCGTTACGGACAGGAACGGGAATCCCGTTCAGGTTGTCGCAACATTCGGCAGAGATTCGCAAGGCAACACCACGGTGGATGTTCAAGTAATCCCGCGTCCCGATCTCACACCCGGAAGCGCGGAAGCACCGAACGCACAGCCGCTGCCCGAAGTATCGCCCGCCGAAAACCCCGCAAACAACCCGAACCTCAATGAGAACCCCGGCACGCGCCCCAATCCCGAACCCGACCCCGATTTGAATCCCGATGCAAATCCCGATACGGACGGACAGCCCGGCACAAGACCCGATTCCCCAGCCGTTCCGGGGCGCACAAACGGCAGAGATGACAAAGACGGGAAAGATGAGCAAGACGGTGGTTTTTTATGCAAGTATTTTCCAAAAATCCTAGCCTGTCAGGAGATGGGCAAACCTTCAGACGGCATGTTTGACGATATAAGCATACCGCAAGTAACAGACGATAAAACATGGTCTTCGGACGACTTTTTACCGTCTAACGGCGTATGTCCGCAGCCGAAAACCTTTCATGTTTTCGGCAAGCGTTATGAGGCAAGCTATCAGCCGTTATGCGTGTTTGCGGAAAAAATCCGTTTTGCCGTACTGCTCGCCTTTATCATTATGTCGGCTTTTGTCGTTTTCGGTTCGTTGAAGGGGAAATAAATGCCATTACTTGCCGGTCTGATTCCACTTTTAGGCATACTTCTGAAACTGCTGATTGTCAGAATCATCCTTGCAACAGGTCTGACATTCGTAACCTATGCCGGGTATATCATCGCACTGAACAAGTTCAAGGACTACACCGCAAACGCGATCAATTCCATGCCTTCCGACATACTGAACCTTCTTTTAATTTCGGGATTCGGTCAGGGGTTGGGCTACCTGTTCGGCGCATTCTCGTTCTTCATCGGTATACGCGCATTGAACAAACTGACGTTTGTCTTTCCAAGATGAGGTAGAAACATGATTTATCTGTTTACAGGAAATATGGGGACAGGCAAAACCTCCCGCGTCGTCTCTATGATTTTGAACAACGAAGACGGATTGTTCAAAATGAAATTGGAAGACGGCACGGAGGTAGACAGGCCGCTTTATTTCTGCCATATCGACGGATTGGATAAACGGAAATTTAAAGCCCACGAACTGACGGAAGAGCAAATCATGTCCGCCCCGCTTCGTGATGTCATACCGGAAGGCGCAGTGCTGATTGTTGACGAAGCCCATTACACTTATCCGGTACGCGCGGCAGGCCGTCCCGTTCCGCCCTATATTCAGGAACTGACAGAACTCCGCCATCAAGGGCATACCGTCATTTTAATGACGCAGCACCCGAGCCAACTTGATATATTCGTCCGCAACCTTGTTTCAAAGCATGTACACCTTGAACGCAAGGCAATAGGAATGAAACAGTATTATTGGTATAAATGCGTAACCTCGTTGGACAATCCGGCAGGCGTAAGCGGCGTAGAAGTCGCAAATTGGAAACCGCCTAAAGAAGCCTTTAAATACTACAAATCATCAAGCCAGCACCAAAAGTTCAAGAAAAAAGTACCTTGGGCGGTTTGGGCGTTGATTGTGATTGTAGGGTTTGTAGGCTGGAAAACTTACGGCATGTTTCAAATTTACAGTAAAGCAACAGGCGGCGAGATTGAGCAGGAAGCGCAAAAAGAAAGCGTTGTGCAACAAACGATGACGGAGCAGACGGCATCATCAGAAACAGCGTCTTTTGAGCATTCCAAAAATCTGAAACCTGAAGACTTTACGCCGACTTTACCCGAAAAGCCCGAAAGCAAGCCCATATACAACGATGTTAGACAGGTAAAAACATTTGAAAAAATCGCCGGATGTATCGACGGCGGAAAATCAGATTGCACGTGTTACTCACAACAGGGAACGCCATTGAAGGAAATCACAAAGGCAATGTGCAAGGATTACGCGAAAAACGGCCTGCCATTCAACCCTTACAAGGATGAACAGCAAAGGACGGAACAGGAGGCACAGTACGCGAAAGCGGACAAGCCACCAGTTCTCGTAATGGGCGGAAAGCCATAACAAAACTTGATGTATGACAACTGGGAAGAAAAGGGCAAGATATTCGAAGGTTCGGGCGGAGGCGTTGTCAATTAGAAAACCGCCCTTAATTGGGCGGTTCTTGTCGTGGGTTATTGACTTATCAGTATGATAACGGCTAGAATAAGCCGTATATCAATCGTGATAGTCAAAAGCAGTTTGCCAAATTTCAAAGTTATCTGCATTTGATTTTCCTGTAAGTTTCACACTTGGCAGGAATGCAAAAAAATCCCCTTGTTCTCAGGCTTGGGGATTTTTGCTTATCCCCACCGCTCTTTGATTTTTGCGCCTGAATCTATGTCATACAGTTCCTTTCATTCAAAATAAAAATCTTTCGGTTTCAGCCCCTACCCCTCAGGATGGCTTGAGCGGAGTGAAGGGGGTTAACTGCTAGAATGGCTGTTTTTTTTAAAGTGTCTCAGTCTGGAATCGCTTCGTTCGGGGGTTGTAGGTGCAGGAAAATAGGGCAGAAAAAAGGAAAAGGGGGAAGCTTTGTAAAGATTGGGCGCGCTTTTTGCCCAATCTTTACGAATACCCCCTTTTCCTTTTTTATGAACTGTTTTTCAATACCGGAAACCCACTAACGGAGTGATTCCAGACTGAGATACGCCTAAAAAAATCAGACATTCGGGTCGCAACAGAAACCTTTACCAAAACCAGTAACCATAATAGAATCAGAAACGGCAAAGGAATAGCTAACCCTTGCCGAAACCGTCCAGCCTGAAGATACCCAAAACTTAAAGTTTGAGGAAAAGAATAGGCGGGCGGTTTTTTCTTGTTTGTGAAATTGAGTAGTATCAAAGAACACGATTCTGAATAGATAAGGTTAATCCCATGCGTAACGCCGTAGGATTGGATATATCAAAGCTGACATTTGACGCAACCGCTATTGTTGGCAATGCCGAATATTCGGCAAAGTTTAACAACGATTCAAAAGGTTTAGATCAGTTTTCGGACTGGTTGAAAAGCTTGGGATGCGAGAATTTGCATATATGCATGGAGGCAACAGGCAACTATTATGAAGACGTTGCCGATTACTTCGCGCAGTATTACAGCGTTTACGTATTGAATCCGCTGAAAATAAGCAAGTATGCAGAAAGCAGATTCAAGCGAACCAAAACAGACAAACAGGATGCAAAACTGATAGCGGAGTATTGCCAGTCGGCGAAAGAAAGCGAGCTTGTAAAGAGGCAGAAGCCTACTGACGAGCAATACAGGCTTTCACGGATGACCGCAGCATATACGCAAATCAAAAGTGAATGCGCGGCAATGAAAAACCGTTATCAGGTGGCAAAAGATGAAGAAGCGGCCAAAGCATATTCAGAAATCATCAAAGCCATGAATGAACAGCTTGAAGTTTTAAAGGCGAAGATAAAAGAGCAGACGGAGAAGCCGAAATGCAAGGAAGGCGTGAAGCGTCTTGAAACCATACCGGCAATAGGCAGAATGACCGCAGCCGTATTGTTTCATCATCTCACATCTTCGAAATTTGAAACATCAAACAAATTTGCAGCGTTCGCAGGCTTAAGCCCGCAGCAAAAAGAATCAGGTACAAGCGTAAGAGGAAAAGGCAAACTGACCAAGTTTGGCAACAGGAAATTACGCGCCGTATTGTTTATGCCTGCAATGGTCGCATACCGCATAAGGGCATTTCCCGATTTCATCAAAAGACTGGAAGCCAAGAAGAAGCCTAAAAAAGTCATCATCGCCGCATTGATGCGTAAACTCGCCGTTATTGCGTATCACGTACACAAGAAAGGCGAAGATTACGATTCATCGCGTTACAAATCGGCGTAAATCCTGAAGGGGAAAAAGGCATTTTTTAAATGCCTGCTTTGCCGTGTCTGAAATTCAGTGAATTTTTAAATATTGAAATTCAATGAGTTGAAAATGAATTGTAAATATGCTATTGTTAATTAAAGTAGTATCTTTTCCTTTATTCACATGTGGTTTTCCTTGGCCTTCAAGCTTGAATTGCACTTGTGTTTTTTCAGTCCATCCCTTATTTGTACGAGGTAAATCTGGAAAAAGTTTGCCTGTGGCTGAGTTGGATGTGATATATTGATTCCATTTTAACGGACTTCAGAGAACGACATGAGCAGCGGAAATATCCACATCCACAGTATGACCGGCTTTGCCAACGCGGCGGCAGAGTGCGGCAGCAAACGCATCAACCTCGATATCCGCGCCGTCAACCACCGCTTTTTGGACATTCAAATCAGGATGCCGGATGATTTGCGTCATTTAGAAAGCGGCATCCGCGAGCAGATTTCATCCCATCTGGCACGCGGCAAAGTCGAATGCAAAATTCAAATCCAAGATGCGGAAAACAGAAACCAATCTTTGGAACTGAATCACGACTTGGTCGGACAACTTGCAGAAATCAACCAAACCCTCCGTAAACATCATGACCTGGCAAAATTGGGGGTTGCCGATATTTTACGTTTTCCCGGCGTATTGGCAAGCCAAAGGGAAAATACGGAAGAATTGGCAAAAAGCATTACCAAACTGACTGAAAAAGCGTTAAAAGACTTTACTGCTGCACGCAAGCGGGAAGGTAAGAAATTAGGCGAGCACCTGTTACAACGCCTCGAGTCTATGGAAGAAATCATCGGGGCATTGGGCGAAATCTTCCCCACGCTGGTGGAAGCGCATAAAGAAAAAATCCGCGCCCGCCTTGCCGAAGCAGTCGGCAGCATCGACAACGACCGCCTGCAACAAGAGTTTGCCCTGTTTGTCCAAAAATCCGATGTCGATGAAGAATTCAGCCGCCTGCGCACCCACATTGCCGAAGTGCGCCGTATCGTTACCGAACACAAAGGCAGCAGCGGAAAACGGCTGGACTTCCTGATGCAGGAATTAAACCGCGAAGCCAACACTTTGGGCAGTAAATCCATCGCTACCGAATGTACCCAAGCCTCGGTCGAGCTGAAAGTCCTGATCGAACAGATGCGCGAACAGGTGCAGAATATCGAATAGCCCTGCCTTTTTCTCCAAACATGACAATGCCGTCTGGAACTTTTTTCAGACGGCATTTTTATCAGCTTAAAACCTCTGTTGCAAGCAATTTGTAAGGCGGCGGCAGCTTTTGCACCGCCGCAGTGTAGAAAATTGTATAAGCTTTTGCCCAAATTTATCCCCGTTTAATGGCCTGTTAAACGGGGATTATCTTATGTCTTTAAAAGTAGTATGCCGCCCGCTGTCAGAACTTATAAATCAGGTGGTCGTCGTAGCTTGAATTGCGGTTGATGGTGCTGCTCACTGTCAGGGTTTGGCTGCCTGCAAAACGCTCCCATCTGGGCAGGCGCAGTTCGGCCACGAGGTCGAGATAGGCGGGCAGTTCGCTGCGGGTGCTGCTGAAAAAGATAAAGGATGGGCGCACCATTGCCATCAGGCGCAGGAACTCTACCATGCCGAAGTAGGCTGCCTCGCGGTAGTTGCCCTGCTGGGTGCATACGTAGCAACTGTATTTTTCACCCCGTCGGGCAAAAATACCAAAACTCAAATCAAGCCGTCCGGATACCGTTTTCGGTGGTACCGTTTTCGGCAAAGTAATCACGCATCCGGGCATTCAATATCGTCAGCAGTTTGCGCATACATGCCGTAACGGCAACCTTATACGGCTTACCCTTGGACAGCAGGCGTTGGTAGAAATCCCGAATAAGCGGTTCAAAACGTGTCGCTGCCACGGTAGCCATATA